TTTTGTTGCTCGTATTCTTTTTTATAGGGACGTTTTGTTTTAGTGTATGGCATCAGTTTCTCCCATTGTGAGCGCATTCAAGCACAGGACAATGGCGTTTGCACAACCCAGAAGGGCGTGGATTCCATACATCTGCTGCAAATGCTTTTTCCATCTTACCATATATTCCTAACCATTTCTCCCAGAGATTTGGTTCTGAGTCAATTTTATATTCAGCTTTCACTAGCCCTTTTGCCACAACAAACAAAAGCCCTGCCTTTACTGTTTTAATCTCAGGGTAATGTTTAAACACAGTCAACGCCATAAGTTCTAGCTGCCCTTTGTCAGCATACCTAGCCGACTTACCTGTTTTGTAATCAATTACCCATGCGACACCTGCCAACAGGTCTACAACTATTAGGTCAGCTACCCCGCGAAACCATACACGTTTGTCAAAGAACCCACATGGCTCTAGGTCAGCGGTCAATCCCATCTTCTTCTCGCACACTTTTATACCACGCTTACTGTTAAGCGCGTCTAGAGTTGGCTGTATAAAATCAAACTTCTTGGGGATAGGCACTTCTGAGCCTATGTAATCTTCACAGGCTTTGTGAAACTCTGTACCATAACGCATGGCATCTGTCTCTTGGACACGATATTGCTTTATTACCTTCTCGTGGTAAAATTGTTTAGGACATGTTTCAAATGCTTTTGCCCTACTGAATGACCAAGGCGCAGCTTTTTCACCAATCTTCATCAGGTCACTTCTGTCTAAAAGTTTGAACGTCACTCGCAATCCCCATATGACTTAGCTGTTCCGCTTTCGCAATCCACTGGGAGTCCTGCCGCCCAGTCAGGTGTCTCTCGCATACAAGTCTCCACGTATTGGCGTGCCGCATCAACCTCTTCATCAGGGACACAACATACAATCGAGTCGTGTACTGTTAACACCACTTTGTATTTCTTACTTATTCTTAGCATTTGCTCGCCTATAATGCAACGAGCTATAGCCTGACACACATTCTCTATAACCTTGCCACCGTATATTCTGTTTCGACCTCGCCTAACCTTGTAGGTATATTCTTTATCTTCGTATCTCAGATCTTCGTAGAACAGCGGCAAACCTGACGGCAATATCAAAGCCTTGTTACTGGCATCAACATTAATAACGCCTTTGCGACCAAACAAAGCTTTTCGATAGTTGGTCAACTGACCAACCATATGCCCTGCATCGCGCCACAACTTGCTTATCTTAAAATTAGATTGGCGGTATATACTTATAACTCTTCGAGCTTCATCAGGAGATATTTCAAACCCAAACGTCTTTAGCTGTGCCGCAAACTTCTCTGCACCCATGCCATAGCCTGCACCAAGAATTGTAGTCTTGCCGACAAATCTCTGGTCTTTAGTCACATCTGCTTCATCACATCTGTAGATGCGAGAAGCCATCTTCACGTAAACATCTTCTCCGTTAGCAAACGCACTCGTCAGATCTTCTTGCTCTGCAAGCCAAGCTAGTACTCGCGCTTCTATCTGTGCGCTATCTGCCTCTACAATAGCGTGACCTTCTGGTGCAATGATTGCCTTCTTTAGTTTCTTTGCATTTGGACCTCGGCTAGGTAGATTTTGCAGGTTGATTTTATCTGCACCACCCCACCTACCTGTATGCGCAGCGTAGTATCTAACAGGTACAGGGAGGAGACCACGTTTGGATATTCCTATAAACCTCTCTGTACGAGTTTCCTCTAGAGTACTTTTGTTACCCAGACGTGCGGCAACTAGAGACTGTACCCTATCGTCATCATGTTCTTGTAAGACTTTAAAATCCTCATCTGACTTCGCAAAAGCATACGTTTCTTTTTCAGTTGTAGGGCTTACCTTTCTAGGAGGATCTACGTCTAGTTCTCGCAATAGATCTGCAAACTTCTGGTTAGACATTAAATCTTTTTTATCAGTGACTACGAGAGATCGTAACAACTTGTCTTTACGATCTCTCGTATCTTCAAGGTGCTGCTCCAACAGTCCAAGATCCAGATCAAGCGTAGGTTCAATAAACATACGCAAGGTCAAGTCTATTAGTTTCAGTTCTTGTTTGGGGAACTTAGCCCCCATAATTTTAAAGAGTTTATAAGTTAGCTCGACATCGTTCTTTGAATACTCACCATATCGTGCAGTCTCTTCATCAGTAAAATCGGCACGACGTTTACCCTTGGCATTGTGAACCTCATTACCTTTGACCCCAACACCGTAGCGTTCTGCTACCGCTTTAAGAGATGCACTTGTCTCCACACCATGCAGAGCACGTGCCATATACATTGTATCAAACCACGCTTTCGGCTTGATGCCATAATGCCAACTAAGTATCGCCCCATCGAACATAGTATTATGACACAAAATAACAGACGTAGAGAAGTCTATGTGTGATAGCAAACGTTTGATTAATCCTGGCTCACTTAGATACTTAGTAGATTTGTCGTTCTTCTTAATGGCTAGACCGATTACTTCAAACCGCCTGTCTCGAACATACTCTTCGGTTGTCATCTTCGACAACGAGTAATCTTGAGCATAGTATGTTTCAAAGTCTAGGGTGTATATGTCCATTACTCTTCCAGTAAACTCAACAAAAGTTTTGCTTGGTAATCACCACGTCTTGTCATATCTCGCAAGTATTCCAGAAGCATATCTCTGAGTTCATCAGTCATTGTTTTTCTCCATAATTTTGTTTACTACCTCGCCGCCACAAGCCATGTACCCACAGGCGTCTACCCAGTTGTCCATGTGTGTAGGGTTAGAATGTATGCGAGCGATCTTGAGTAACGCCATCATAGCGGCAACATCTTCTGTCTTTATGAAATCAATCAGCCCAAGGTGTGCGTTCCAATATAGGGCGATGCGCTGAAAGTTATCTTCCATGTCGCCGTGGTCTGCTGCACGATCTTTTGTGACATAACCTTTAGCTGTGTCTAGTACTTTTGCACGATCCCACGTTTGTTCTACGGAGACTTCTTCTCTCCAGTTTTCTGAACTGATCCGCGATATAAGATTTTCTACAAAGTGTATGTCCACGTCACACGCGTTTGCTACCTCGGCGTTTTCGGCCTGCCTGTTCTTTAGAAGATAATTCCATACCTTCTCTTCTTTCTTCGACATATTCATTTCCATGTTGTTCTCCATTTGCCCACGGCGGTTTAGATAAACTAATTATACCTCTGTCTTGGACAGACATCCTACGTCTATATCCTAACCACTCTTTATCTTCTTTAGTCCATTTCGTCATATTTTAACTCCGTTCATTCTCAGCTTAGAGACGAACGACTTTAGATCTTCTCGCGCATGATACAAGTCTTGTTGTATATTCGGTCTGGCATCATACCTATATCGCTCCTCTTCCAACGTGTTGACCTGTTGCTTTAAGAAACGATACTCAAACTTCTGTGCAGGGCTTAGTGCTTCATCCCCCATCACGGTCTTGCCCTTGGCTTAACTATTTCACGATAGCCAGAAGCTACTGGGGTTCGTCTACAATACATCATTATCTCTTTGCCATATGTATCTGCAAGTATATCGTATAGATTATCTAATACACCATCACCCATAGCATCATAACATTCGTGTTGACTTGGGAAAATAACAGATGTCGATACGTCTTGATCCTCAACAACGTATTCAATAATCAGCAATGTGTAAAATAATTTAAACATTAAACAACTCCTCCACTGTATTAATATTATCTTCGTTTATTACTAACGCAACACCACCTGCTGTTTGGATGTCGTCCAAATTCTTTTGCTGTAGTGGTGTAGGCTTGTTGCTACCTGCCTTACATTCGATGCCAATAAAGCGTCCGTCGTGACATGCGATAACGTCGGGCACACCGCTGTGCCCATACCCACCTGTCACTGGGTAAAAGTAATACGCTTCATGTTTCTTTAGTATGGCAACGACTTTCTTTTTTACTTTAGCTTCTGGTGTCATGTGTTCTCCATGTAACTGGTATCGCAGAGGCGAGTTAACGCCCCCACGAATGTTGGTCACTGACCAACACTTTTATTATCGTCGTACACCCAGTACGTATGCTCGTCGACACGTTCTCCTAAGTTGTCTATCGACTCAGAAGGCCACGACAACATAGCTAACGTAGCAACCTTTCTCTGCATCCAATCAGGTGCTTTTGTAATAGACGTATAGTTGCCTGTTATTGATGTGTCAATACATTCTATACCAATACATACAATTCTGACATATTCCGTAGTATTACAGAATGAAACGAGATAGACCGCATTGTTTGCTATGTTCATGTTGTGGTGCATAAGTAGAAGATGTTTTCCGATGCGCGATAGCCAACGTTCTCGACATACTGTTCACCCTGCAACATGCTTAGTACTGCTAGCTTGTCTTTAAACTCTTCGGGCAATTCTTCCTCGCCGTAATTACGTGCTAGGTCACGGTTCACTTCGGGATTATACCCGTGAAGATCAACAGGTGCACACTTAAACTTGTTTTGACCAAACGACTCATATGCTTCGACGAATATAAACTTCTTCGTATTGTTTTCTTTAGCCAAATTGTAGTTTGTCAGTGCATCAAATGTTTCTCGTAGTTGCTGACCCAGTTGCTTGTCTAGAAATTCATGCCCACAATTAACCATGTGTTTAAGTTCAGCTTCCAACGCATTAGCCCTGTGGCTGTGTAGGCTAAAGAACGCGCTAACAATACTTTCTTTCTTCGTTTCAAATTCTTTCTGCCAGTCACGCATTGGTGTGTTCGCGCCTTTGCAACACCCAGTCTCAGTTAGCTTGACTGTATGTAGCATTGTTAGGGGGCGTAGATATGTTGCTGCGTTCTTGACTGCTTTCTCTATGGTCGTCGCTTGTACAGAGAATTGTCTAGGACCATACGTGTACTTGCGATTTTGTACATTAGGTGAGTAGACGATATACTTTGGGTCGTCATCATTTGCTTTGTCATCTCTAACATCTTTGAAAGCTATGTACCCCAGTGCAAAAGTATCTTTCTCACGATACACCCACTTAGACCACTTGTCTCTTGAAAGTGTTATGTACTTAGTCTTCTGCTCGACTTCATGCGCAAAGTCATCAAGACCAATTGGATGATTGTATGAACCATCGTGCGTATCGTTTTCATGTAGTATCTCAGTTATTGACTGTATGCTTAGTTCTCTCATTATTCTTTCTCCATTGAAAGTGTTGGTCAGGTGACCAACGTTATTGCTTTGGCTTCGTCATAAAGCCTGCGTTCATGTTTATGAATGTATTGAATTTGTTTTTTACCTTCTGTAGTTGCTCCTTCGTCTCAACATGTTTGACCATATACGTGTACTCCCAATTCCTTGACTCATAGTCGTAAGAACTGTCTCCTATCTGACTTGTAAACATGACCCAGTAGTTAAGTCGCATCGGATGATTGGGACTACGCAATATCTCACGTGCACATGTCGGTGTGAACGTGTCATGCCTGCCACCAAAATGCTCACGTAGCTCTTCTGCCTTGGTTGAATTGTAGTTATGGCTCAAAGGTAGCATAGGTGACATTGTCATACCCCACTCAAAGAACTTGTCGATATCGTCTTTGTACTTCTTCTTTAGTTCTTTGTTTACCTTCGGCTTCTGTGGCAGCTCCTTACCAGTTGTTTCGTCACGTAACCAACCAGTATAAGGCAGTTCACTCCCATCCCTAGTGAACACCAACGCAGAGTTATCATCTTTAACTTGCATCCATTTGTAGTAACTTTGATTACTGTGTGCCTTGTAATACCCACGTGGCACAGTCTTGCACTTAGCTAGATAATGCTTATTGTCCCCTACCTCTACATACTGCAACGCGCTGTGACCCATGATAAACTGCATGCTTCTTGGGACGTGTCTTTCCAAGAACGAATATCTAGATATCTCATACCCACTGTTGCTACCAGTAAAGTTCCGTATCTTAACTGTCTCAGTCCCATCCTTGTGCTTACGCCACACGACTGGTGCATAGTATTCCATCTTACCAACTCTGTCCCAGTAATAGGTTGTAGTCTTGGTTTTATGATCATAACTCTGTGCCCCATAGGGTAAGAACTTGTTGTCACCTTCGTGGTATCCATCGCTCAGTGCGTAGCAGTTTCGGCTTATCTTGACGATACGCTCATGCTTACGATTACGATCCCCGATAGGTCTGATATCGTCCTCAAGCGTGTGAAGCTTAGATACGAGAGGATTTATGCTTTCGTAGTGATCCACTACCATTTTGAAGTTTGAAAAGTATGTAGGTATTAGTGCCATTTGTTGTTCTCCTTGTTATAATTTGTTAGATCTTCTAGCAATTTTTCTGCCTGTTTTTGACTGCGATGAAGCTCGTCTACTGTCCAAGCCTTGCAGACTTCTGGGCTTTGACCGTTCTGGTCAACACACTCCACCCAACTTACACAGTCCTCTGCTTTTCTCAGAGCAGCATCATCATTGTCGGCTTCGACTTCGATTGTTGCTATTAAAGTAACTTCATATCTCATTAGTTGTTCTCCTTTATAACCACCAATTAAGTTGTATTCCTGCGGTGAACACAGCAACAAGTACTGCTGTGAACACCAAGATTAGTTTATCCTGCCAGTCCATCATCTTTGACCTCCACCTCTTCTACTTCTAGTCTTGTGTTTGCCAAGTCCATGTCATCAGTAGCAAGATCCCTTGCTTGATACTCATCATCTGCTTCTACATGAACTTCGATAGTCGCGGTTACTTTATACCAAGCCATCACATGCTACCTGATCTGATATGAACGGCTTTGCCCACGTCTGGCTTGGCGTTTTTGTGATCTACGATTGCCCATAGCACAGGCAACGACCACTTACCCCAACCGCCATACAAGTGACCATCAGTCAAAACGATTGCGGCTTGCGCATTGATGTTCTTGTCATGGATGTAATCGGTAACGCATGTCACATCCGTACCACCACCGCCTTTCGGCTTGGTTGATTGAACAAGACCATCGAGATCTGTAACGTCGTACTTCTCGTCACCACATACCTGTGTGTCCCAGTACAAGAGACGGACCGCGTCGGGACGAACTGTATCGCATATCGCTTTGACCTCGGAAAGAAACACGGACACTTCCTTACTACCAATAGAACCAGACGTATCGATAGCTACGATCAACTCACCAACTTGTTCACTGACACCGCTTGGCATGTAAATGCCTGCGCTGATGTATCGTCGATTAGGTCTGCGCCACGTGCTGTAGTCACTGCCTGCACAAGTTGTTTGTATGAACTCGCGCAATGCTTCGCGCCAATTGATTTGTGGTTGTAGCAATTCTGCTAGCTCACGATCACCACCAGTGCCAAGCTTGCCTGCAACCATAGCACCCTGACGTATGGCTTCATCCAAGTCACGTTCAAGCTCACGTTTCTCTTCACTTGTTAGTTCTTTAGCACCATCCCAATCATGTATGTCGAGAGGCTGACCTTGACCTTGATCTTGCTCGTTGGTCACCTGACCAACGCCACCATTTGCGTAACCATACCCTTGAGGCGGCGGCGGAGGCGGTGGTGTATCTCCCAACAACTTGTATACCTCTGCGCTGTTCATGCCTCGAAAGTCTTCGCTGAGACAACCTTTGGACAACTCGCCTGTCATGGTTGCGAACTTGTCGTCTTTGTTGTCGTCAAAGAGTTTGATGTTGATAACGTAGTCACACGCGATGTTGGCTTTGTTTGCGTCTTCTTTGTGTAACGCTTGCCAAGTTATCAAGTGTTTGTACAACTTGTGATACACTTCGTGAAGGACAAGAAAACGTAGCTCTGGATCACTTAGCTTCGATACAAATGTACGACTGTACATCTCGTCACGTCCGTTCGTGCAAGCGGTTGGAATGCTTGGATCATCTGTAATACTACGATCACCAATCATCAACACGCCTGCCAGTGCAGTATATTTGGGACTACCCATGATAGCAACAACGGCTTTTGATAGCCGCTGCTCCTCTGTTAGATTTGCTTGAAACATTAGTTGTTCTCCTTACTTCTTGTCTGCTGAAAGCATGTAGTTGTTTAGTCTAGCCCACTCAGTGAACTTCTTGTTCTGCATTACGATTGCACCTCTACTGTATTTCGGATTGACCACACCTTGAGCGAACAAGCCTTGTGCTTCGGTGTCGAGACGCGGCAAGTAATCCATCCACGCGTTGATCCAACTCCGTTCCAAGTTTGCCAGTGTGCGATACACAACCATGCAGATAGCCGACGCGCTGTCAGGAACTTTGGCATTTTTCGGATCGTCTTTGATTGATTGCAGACTAGGCAACTGATCTGCCAGTTTGACAAACGACATGAGATCTGTAGCGGCACGCTCGCCAATCGTACCGATCAACGCTGCTGTCAACGTGATGTCATCTAGATGGTCACGTTCCTTCAAAATGTCCGACGACGCTTCAAGCGAACGAGGCGTAACAAATGCTGTACGTTGCGCTCGCGGATGATAGATCCACGGGTTCTCTTCGGGATCTTTGACTTCCTCGAATGGCTGCAACACGTTGGGGTTATCCTTAGTCCAACCAAGAACTGATGTGTCCCAGTCATTGTTGATACCATGTTCGATAATCGTTTGAGCATCTGATTTGAGAACTTGCACAATGCAGATACGATTACACTGGTGTGCTTGCAACAAGTCTCCGACACCCTCGCTGCCTTTGTTTGTCGTCGCATACACAATGCTGTCGGGGTGTAGTGAATAGCTGCCGATCTTGCGCTCCAACATAAGACGTAGCAACGCGTTCTTGACAGCGGTGTTGGCTTTACCAAACTCGTCGATCATCAGGATAATCGGCTTGTTGTGATGCGCACCCAACTCTTCATTGGTTAGATAGGTAACGTAACCTGTCCCATCATCTAGCTTGGCGATGTTAGGAATTGTAATGTCACCTAAGTCTTTCGTGGTACAGTCAAAGTAACACGGCGTGTGAGTAGGAAGCATAGATGCCAAGGTGTGGATAGTCGACGACTTGCCGTTACCGATATCGCCTTGAAGTAATACAGTACGCTTTTTGCCGATTGTTTCGATTAGCTTTACACAACGATCTAGGTTCAGTGCGTACATTTGTTTTGCTTGATTATTCATTAGTTCTTCTCCATTGAAAGTGTTGGTCAACTGACCAACGATTATATATCAAGTGACGGTAATGCTTTGATCGCATCGTCCACCGCTTGCTTAGTTTCTGCACGTAGATAATCATCCTCGCGCAGTGCATCAGGCGTTATGCCCGACATTACTTCTTCGAGATTGTTAGCCATGACTGACATTTGAGAGTCATTGGATACATTACAAACTCGCAAGAGTTCTATCATGTCTGTTACATTGGACACCAACGTGTCGTTGAATTTCTTCTTGTCCTCTTTATCTCTGTAGTCGAGACGCTCGGACATGTTAGCCAGATACTTGTGGACACGTGTCCACACATCACTCATGGCTGCTTTGTAATTTTGATTGTAGCTTTTCTCCATAGTGGCGGTGAGTTCATCCATTGCCTCTTTTGGCAGATCAACACGGAAGTCACCAACTTCTGGAACTTGGGTGTATTGTAGGGTTATGTTGAACCTACCTCTCAGCTCTTCGAGGGAAGGATAGTCAGCACGTACAAACAAGTTGCCCATCTTCAACTCCACATCGATAACCGCATCGTTGTAGCTATCAAGAAACTTTTCAACTAACTCCCAGAAGATAAGTTCATTAGCAGTCATTTCTTTGTGGTACTTGGCGAATTGTGCTGTTGGTAACAGACGCAAGCCAGAGTTCGACCACGGCATCGTAAGTCGTTTGTGTACGTCACGCATACTACCTACAAAGCTGTTGAGAAGAGTTAGGTGCTCGTTGTCTTTGAGCAATACCTTCTGCACATTGACGATACCGTTTTCGGCATTGTTGTGCGCTTCAACATCTTTAGCTGCTTTCTTGTCTGGTGCTTTACCGCGCCAGTTTGAAATATTGAGTTCGACTTGCATCGCTGACGATGCGAGTGTCGGTGCGTTGTTGGTCAGTTGACCAACGTTTATATCCATTGCGTTCATGTTGCCCTCCATTGGCTTAGTTTGAATATTTGTTGAGACCGAGTAAATCGGCTTTGTTAGTTACTAGTGTAGCACCTTGCTTATGTGCGATAGGTGCGATGCACCAAGCTGATCTTTCTTTCTGAGCTTGGAAGTCTCCGCAGTCTAGGCAGTAATTGTAGCCTAGCTGTCGACGACGATAGTCATAGTCGTTACCGCATGACGGACACGTTACTGTGCGTTTAGCCATTTTATCCTCCATTGAAAGTGTTGGTCAGTTGACCAACGATTGATTTTAGTTGTCTGACCATCTGGCGCAGACGTGTGGATTGCGCTTGTCGAAAGCACCGAATGTAGCCTGTGGCTCGTAGCTTGCAGGCATACGCGAACGGAGAGAACGACGACCCTCTCCGATGATAAGAGTTACTCCGTATTCGGCAATGTGTGCGTTAGCCAGAGCAACTAGTTTGTCAGTGTTGGTCACCTGACCAACAGCGTATTTTGAGTAAGACTTTTGTGACACTGAAAACCTCGTATTTTTTAGAACGTACTTATAGTATATCAGACGTACTGTCTTATGTCAAAACATGTTTGTCTTATATGGTACTTACTTTTCTTATACAGTACATAATCAAACATATAATGTTACCAACTAACGTAATGATATTTGATCAAACGTACTTATACGTTACACTATTACTGGATGTGGTGAGTTGGTATAAGTGTTGGTCAGGTGACCAACCTATTGAAAAACAAAGAATGTTACATTGTTACTTATTGGATTTGTGTATTGTTACCAAATAAATGGGCGTAAGTTATTGATTATAAAGCAATGTTACATTGTTACCTTTTGAAAGCATTAGATCAGGATATTTTTGTAGTTAGTTTTGGCTTGTCTGAAATATGAAAAAGGCGGTCTCTCGAATAATCTTACTAGTAATATTTTTAAGGTAACAATAGTAACAATACGTAACAATGCAGTAAAATCAAAGACTTATATTGTTACCTTTTGGAAATGTAAAAAGTAACAAAGTAACATTGTAATAAAATCAATAACTTATGCCGCACTCCTAATAAGATAACTGGTATCTGTTGGCGTTGGTCACCTGACCAACAGCGATATAACGTAATAAAATGTACGCAAACGTGTTGACGTGTGATGTAGCGGAAGGCGCACGCCTAATAAGATAACTGGTATCGCGGAAAATTTGGACATAAAAAAAGCCCCAAGCCAAAAGGCTCAGGGCATGGTGATTAATCTTCAATCACTTGATCGTCGTCGAACGTTTTATAATTCATAAATTGCGTATCGGCAGGTAATATATCTTCAGGCGTTTCTACTGTCATCTCGACATTAAATTGTGCATCGTCAAAACAGCCTTGCGCTTGGTGTACAGCCTTCGCGACATCTTCCAATGCGGCTGTCATTAGATACTGCAATTCAATTAAATGCTGCACCGATTGTTGAATTTCAGATGCAGTTGTTTGTGCGTCTAGAACGACGTCGCTAATTGTAAACATTCTGTTAGTCATTTTATAATTCCTTATTGTGGGTGTTGGTCAACTGACCAACACCCGATTGCGTTACTTGATTAGTAGATTAAGAAGATCCTCAGTTGACTTGCCTGCCAACTTTTTAATCACAGGATCTTTAATCGTGCCGTCAGGTTTCTTTTTGTTGACTTGCGTCAATACTGATTTCAAACCTTTGTGCAATAGATCCAGATGCTTTGATGCTTCGCCATCGCGTTTTTGCGTTTCAGGATTAAGAACTTGATTGATATAATCATGCGAACGTTTGGTAATTTTGCCCATCCGTTGCTGCCATGCAAGCTTAGTTTGACGCTTGCCTTTTGACCGACCACCCTCGGCAGTTATCTCATCCTTACGACTAACGTTTTTATCAAACATATAACCAACGGAGCGTTCACCCATTAATGCCGCATAAACGTGTTGCGCCCAGATGTTTCGAGTAGAAACCCAATGATTGTTTTTCTTATCCTCACCTGTTGGATCTTTAATGAAGTGAAGTTGACTATCGTCAATCTCGCAGACTTCCTTAATAACTTCCCAAGATTGCGAGGCTGCTTTACTTCCTGCCAACATTGCCTTTGCAATCTCAGCTTCACTTTTGTCGACATTTCCGATTGCGCTCAATAGCGTCTTGTTAATATTTAGTTCCATTGTTAGATTTCCTTATATGGAATTATGATTAGTTGGTCAGTTGACCAACACAAGAAGGTTTGTCCGTCCTGATGCATACCATTATATGTAAAACGTGATGCAACGCAAGCAAACGTGTTGATATGTGGTCAAACGTGAACCCCCACCTACCCCCAACCCCCCTCCTAGACGCATGCGCATGGCTATTATATACATAAAGGTTTGCACGAAAAAATACGTTTTCCATGAGTTCGGTACGTAACAATGTAATGATATCAATGGGTTAGCTACCCCCCACCCCTTTTCGGCACAGTTCGTACCCCCACCCCCCTTACATATTCAAAAAATATAATATGAGTCCCAGATTGCTATATTGAAAATTTTTTTTATAATGAGCCAAACAAGGTGGGTTAAAACATGACACTACATATCGAGCCAGAACCGAACATACCAATAGAAGCGTCACTCAATTTGGATGACTTGGTAGACAAGACTGCCGCCGCTGCCGAAACGGTAGGACTTCTTTCTGAGTATGGGTTAAAGGTTAATATAAACAGCGAAGCTAAAGACACAGCCGCTGCCCTTACTACAGCCTATGCCGAAGATCCTGCTAAAACCTCTAAGGTTGCAACGACAAAACGCGTGGCACGGATGACTCCCGCAGAGATCGTACTGGCTAACGACATGCTGAAACGGTTCAGTCACAGGGTTGTAGATGATGCAGCCGATGTTCGTAACTTCGTGACAAACAAGTTGATTCTTGAGAGTGACAATCCTGACTCAAGGATACGCATACGTGCGTTAGAGTTGTTGGGTAAGATTGGTGATGTTGGTTTGTTTACAGAGAAGACAGAAGTTACTGTAACGCATCAGTCTACAGACGAGCTGCGAGATCAGCTACGTGAGAAG